GGAGAATTGCGCCGTATAGGGTTTTCCGGTCGTCCACGTCAGAGCTTCAACGAATTTTTGAGAGACAATCCGCAGATCACTAAGCGACAAGTGGAGTCCGGTGAAGCGTCGAAAATTTTCCGCGAGCAATCTGCTGAAAACCTTAAATTGCGCGGTAAAAAAGCACAGGCGTTGAAGGCGATTATGGACCCGCAGGAGCTACAAAACTTTGTGGACCTGGTGGAGCTAATGCAGGCCACAAGTTTCATTGCGACCAAAAGCGGCTCGCCGACACAACCGTTGACTGTCATACAACGGGCCTTGGAAAAAGAAACTGGCGGCATGGGCCGAGTGGCTCAAAACGCCTTGCGTGCAGTTTTTGAAATACCCCAGCGCCTGTTGGTTCGAGGCTTTGATGACATGGCAAGGGCCACGCTCACATTTCAAAGGGAGGCTTACGAAGATCAATTGATTCAGGCTCTGATCGATCCTGCGTTTGCAAAAGAACTCGCCGATTCGATCAACAAGGTCAAGCCCTTGGTTTACTTCACCACTCAAGCCGTAGCGCGAGGCGGTGAGGAGGTGTTTGAGAATCTTACAGAGGGTGATTTCGGCCCTGGTCCTACTGCTGCCGGGATGGTGCGAGGATCAGAGGGACAGCGGACTATAGAACGCGCTCGTGAGGCTGCTCGAATTATGGATGAAGAAAACGAACCAGAACCAGTCGCTCCACCTCAGTCCAGCACGTTACCTAGCCCGTTAGAATTGGATATTTTCGATCCACTACCCGTAACACCAGCAACACCAATGATTGACCCATCACTTCTTGGGCCAAGCGTGCTGCCTCGTGCGGCTGACAGAGAAATCGCTGCACGTCGGTCAGGGATAGCGGGGCTGGTCTAAATAATCTCTGGTTCGGGGATGGCAGGGGTGGCGACGATCATCGCACCCGCAACGTTGTAGTCGAAGTCATAGCCCATATTCACCTCGCCATCGATCTCAATCATCAAATTGCGGCTCATAAGGCGCATGAGAGCCGCCTGCTGGTGCAAAGTCATCCTGGCGAACAACTCTAGCACCTCAGTCGCTTCGAGCACTGGGCGGTAACTCTGAGGCACTGACGCCTCTTTTTTGAATAGTTTCATGGTCGGCTATATGCTCGCTCGTCAGCCATGTCCTCTTGCTGCTTTTCTCGTGCGATCTTTTCTTTTTCTCGGTTGATCAGACGCTTCAAAGCTTCAATTTTGGTCCAGCCACGCTCTGCACAAACGGTGTCCAGGGTGTCAAACGTTTCGTCGTCCACCGCTAGACTTCGCCGGGGACTACGACCTTGTGCATTGGTTTCAGGCGGTATTTGCGCTTTTTCCATGGGTCAAATCTCTACTGATTTGTGTTAAATTGTATGCTTGTTTGCAAACATATACAACTAAATGTATCAGCTCAAAAATTATATGCTTTCAATGCAGAGTCATTGGATGATCAATCAACCCCTGTACACGTCGGTGCAGGAGACACTGCCGGAGATTGCGAGATACCGTGCCCAGCAGGGGCGTGAGGATCTACGCCGTTTGCCTGTAATGGACCACATCAAGAAAAGCTTTGATGGGGTGTTCAAGGTGCCGTTGTTTCGCCGGCAGTTCTGCAAGATGCTGGTGGAAGAAATCGACCACATGAAGCAGGAAATACCGTTCGAGCCGAATGATCAAGAGGATGTACTGCGCCAGATCCCTGAGATTGTGCTGAGGGAGCATGTGCCAGAACTCTATAGGTCTATGTGGTTCGTCGTTCAAAACGTCCTGAATCCGATATTCTGGGCCTTGTATCAGCGCAATTGTGCGGATATCGCCTCGATTCAGATTGCCAACTACAACATCAAAGACAAAAAGCAGGGCGCTTGGCATCACGATCACTCGTCCGATATCTCAGTCGTTGTGCCGCTCAACACCAACGATTACAAAGGCGGCGGCACTGAATTTCACAACTATGGCGTGTTGAACCCTTTACCGACTGGCCACGCGCTGATCTTTCCCAGCTTCACCAACCTACATCGAGGACTACCCGTCGAGTCTGGCGACCGCTACCTACTGGTGTTCTGGCTCTACGATCAGCAAAGGATTGTTGAGAACATGGAGCTTTGGTCCCAGTAAAAAAGTTATAAAAAGTTGCAACTAGTTGTAGACACCAAGGGTTGTTTTTGAGATACTTTCCTTGTCGGGTAATGGTGCTCGGCAGAAACGGAGAAGATGATGACAACAGTAACCATACCCGCAATCTGCGACATGGATGTGAGCAACCTGACTGGAGATCAATTGGAAGTCATGCGACTGCTGATTGACGCCGCAGAGAGCGGGTTTCATTACAGATCAGTAGACAACAATCCCCAGGCCGGTGCCGGTGTGTCTCGTGATGCTAAACAACACGCAGATGCGTGCCAAATTTTACTGGATCGATTGCAAGCAGAGCGTGTTAAACGATACGTCGCGAACTTGGCACAACCAGGAGAAGATGATGAAAGAAGTTAAGTTTGGTTTGATTTGGCGGAGTGGACGCCAGGAGCGGGTTAACATCGATTTTGCAATCGACCGCTCGGATTGGATTACTAATGAAAACTTGCGCGAGCGATACATTGGATTCTTACGGGCCTTGAGAAAAAACCAGATAAAGCCGTCTACTCTCGTGTCTTTCGATTTGGTGCAATGTCTTATAGACGACATGGATAAGAATTTTACTCCTTTCAACGGGGCTAGGTACGATTGGAACAGGGACAGAAGACGTTGCGATAAGCTTCGAGCATTGCACCCATCGTTTGGTCCTAGACAGTTTTAGAAATCAACCAGGAGAAGATGATGACTACATCCCTAAAAGAAGCAGCGGATCATTTTGTCGATGTTCACAAACCGAGCGCCATCAACATTGACGACATCGAAGACGGATATGGATCTGTATCTGGATACTTGCAAGCAGAGAGTCAACCACATGGAGACCTTGGTGGCCGCATCATAACGGTTCGAGATTGGGAGTCTAGGAAGGGCTACAACGAAGACATTTTTTGGTACGAGGACGTTTGGCAGATTTCTTACTACCGACTGCCGGTCGAGGATCGTGTTACCAGAGAAGACCACACCCCTGAAATACATTTCGATCCTGATTTCGATTGGACCATCACACGAGCCATCGAACTGAGGGACGAGGGGTATCACGATATACGGGTGGACGAAGTGAAAGAGGGCGTGATTACCGAATCAATTGATTTAGAGGGTTACTTTTCGTAGCCCCTTCTGTTTGCAAATAGTTGCAACTAGTTGTAGACACGGGGGTCACTTTTTGGCATTATATCTGTGTCGGGCAACGAGGCTCGACGCGAACGGAGAAAAGTCGATGAAAATTTTATCTTTTGGTGGCGGTGTCGATTCTAGCGCGATCTTGACCATACACTTGTTGGAGAAGGATCTGGGGATTGACCATGTGGTGTTTGCCGATACGGGCGCTGAGTCTAAAGCGACTTATGCAAATGTAGAGTTCTTCAAGGGCTTGTGTGCGGACGCTGGGTTGCCTTTCAACATCGTCGTCAAAGACGGTGAGAACATTACCGAGTGGGTCACCAGGTTGGGGATCGTCCCCGTCATGCCAGGGGGGAGCCACGTTTGTTCTAAGAAGTACAAAGGCGATGTGATCCAGAAGTGGATCGATCAGACTTTCCCTGGTGAAGAGATCACTTACTTGATTGGGATCGAGGCTGAAGAGGGCCACAGAACTGAGAGGTTCACCAAGCCAAAGGGTGACATGAACACCTACGAGTACCCCCTGGTCGAAATGGGAATGAACAGACAAGACTGCGTTCACTTGTTGGCCAAGTACGGAGTTGAGGTCGCCAAGTCTAGCTGTGTGTTCTGCCCGTTCATGTCTCCCAAAGAGATCAAGGACATCAGAAACGATCCAGAGGCCTGGGAGACAATCAAGCTTGTCGAGAAGAGATTCAGCGAAACTTCTCCGGTGAGACACCAAGCCTGGATCGACGCAGGCAAGCCATTGAACAAGGGCGGCAGATGCAACAAAGGACACTGGAGAAAAGACTCTTGGGCTGAAGGTGCGAGATTGTTCGTCAAGAAACACAACGGCAAGAAGATGACTGTCCAGGAATGGGAGGCAGCGATTGATGCCGGTGAATTGGATGATGTAGCGTGATCAACGAGGAGACGATGATGAAAACCGAAATGGAAAACGAAGAAACTATGGAAATGCTCGAAGAGCAAATCGGGGCTATGATTGATTTTCGAGATGACCTTCTCGAACTGGTGGCGGATGTCGCAAACGGCGAAGTCGAGGTGCCTCCCTACGAAGTCATCTACAACGGGGTGATCTTCTTCGCGAAAATGGCTTTCGACATGGCACCCTCTGAAGAGGTCGCTCGCGAAACCATCAAGGCGGGAATCGAAACGGCATACGAAGAGTGGGTAATGGAGGAGCGTGAGTGCTGCCCCAACTGCTCAGTCACTCACTGATGGAGGTCGGTATGGACAACGACACCCAAGAGGTCGATCCCCAGGTCAAAGCTTGGGGTGAAAGGAATACTTGGTTCACTGACCCGCAAACAGAGCTAGAGTTTGAAATGGCGAAGGATGCAATGTTCTTGCATGGCCTTCGATCCAAACAAGTAGACTCAGGCGACACAAAAGCCGTCGAAGAGTACCTAGCCTTTATCGATAGGGAGATTCGTGAAGCTTATCCAGAGTACCCCTGGAAAGACTAATCCGCGTCCTTGTATTTCCTCATACGCTCAGCGAACTCGCTGAGCGTTTCCCCTTCCCCAAACTTTTTCTCCCACCATATCGCCCAGGAGTACTTGCCAGACGGCACTGGGCGACGACGTTTACGCCAGGCCATGCGAGCAGCGTGTAGCTTCAGATCCTCAGCTAATCGATCCTCTTCAGCACGCTCCGCTTCGCTCATGAAAACTTGACGTTTGCTCACTCCGCTTCAGACAACCGATACTCATAAAGGCCGTTTCTAACGTACCGCTTTTGTATCTCGTAACCTCCGAAGCGTGGCTTCCGTAAATGCCGCAGTTGAGCAGAGACGGACGCCTCTGGGTCACCAGTAGTATCAGCAATCGATCTCAAAGTGCGCCAGCGACCGTCTTTGATCACCGTATACACGCGCAGTATTTGACCGCGCAGTCTCTCTTTGTCCCGGTCAGGCTGGTAATCGTCGCCGTTAAAGTGCGCGTCAAAGGTTGGTTCGCTACCCATAGTTCGTCTTCTCAATACAGTTCGTCAGCGGTAAATTCCACAGGTTCTTGAAGCCCATACGGTTTGAGATCATTACGACCACGGGCGTCCATGCCCAAGACCAACGCTTGTTCGTTTCGAGCATGACCGTACTGGATGGCCTCATCGCTTAGCGTGTACACGCCAAAGGGGTAGGGGTGCATCTTTTCCTGGGCAAGAAAGTAAAACTTCTCTGCTGGCAGTCCTACAAACTCGCACGCAGCGAGATAAAACGCAGCTTGCTGGTAGTACTTGAATTGATTGATTGCGAGCCTAAACCCGCGAGGTGAAGCGTCACGGCACGTCTTGAGATCCCACACGTCGGTGCCTGTGTACCAGTCAAGCTTGGCTTTACACGGCTGACCGCACCAATTGAACACCAGCGTCAGCTCGACTCGATGATCGTCCGTAGGAATGTAATCGGACACCACAGCACGGCGCTCCATGCACACGTCGTACATATCCTGCTTGCAGGGTGTGCGGTCGCCCAGGTCTTCAAGCCATTTCGCGTACTCGGCTTTACCAGCCTTGGTGCGTCGGTCAACGGGCGGCTCGATAGCGAACTCGTCAAAGAATTTGTGGTGCTCCAAAAACACGGTGTGCTGTACGCGCCCTTCGAGGAGCGCAGGCGACTCTTTGATCTCGCGCTGGTGCTTCCAGGTGTATGGGCACTTGATCAGCGTGGTGAGGTCGTGGGAGCGCCAAGCGGGTATGCTGGCGTAGGTTGGATAGTCCAGGTCTTCGTAAATCCCTGGTTCAAATTTCATAATTTTTCGGAGCCTCTACGATGTCCACTCCGCGAAAATCTTCACCGAAATGTTTACGCGATTGCTGCAAAGCCAGTTCTCTGGCCTCTTCAATTGTGTCGGCCTCGACGGACATGAATTTAACCGACGTAATCAAGATCTCCAGGTCAAACCTTTTCTTTGGTTTTACTATTTCCATGACCTCTCCGAATTAGTCCCGCCTGTTAGTCACGCGGACGGGAACGCGCTGGAGGGCGTGATGAAGACCCTGACTAATCACAAGCCTGCGATACTTCCAGCAAGGAAGCCAAACACAAAGACTGAAATCATCGCCCAGCTTGTGAACCGTGGGACGCTTAGCCAAGCAATCCCTTCATCCCTGTTGATTTTTTCGAGGATCTTGGCCTCGCGACCAGAGTAAGTACCAAATCGCTTTGTTTTTATCTTCGTTAGCATCACCCTTTTTCCCCTGTCTCCAAATGTATTTGAACGCTGCAATCTCAGCGTACTCCTCAACCCGCTTCTTGCCAAACGCACTTACCATGGCATCGATGCACTCCACATCACCTGACGCATAGTGCGCCGGGCTGTTCACCATGTCTGGGTTTTTGCGTGGTCGTCCTCGCTTAGCCATCAGAACGGCACGTCGTCTTCAAAGTCGTCGTCGTCGTCCGCTGCCGGTGCTGGTGCCGCTGCGGTTTGGGGTGCCGCCTTATTCATTGCAGCCTGCAACTCAAAGCATGGCTCAACTTGATCTTTGTTTGGCTCGTCGCACCCTGCAATTCTCCATTTTACGAAAGGCGGCAGATCCTCAAAAATGTCACACGCCTTCTTACTGCGCTCGCTCGACTTGCCGACAAACTCGTCAATGTAATCTTCAAGATCGAAGATGACTTGATCATTTTCAGTCGCGGCCTTTTTGGGTCCGCCGTCCGCACAATAAACGCCTGTTACCTTATCCCTGCCGCCAGCGGTGCGCCCCACGCTTATCTTGCAAGACACACCTACTATCGCAGTCAAATCGAAGCTTTCTAGCTCTGACGGCGTGAACTGATTGTTTCGCCAGGCTTGCAGATCCCTCCGCAGGGCTGCTTGTTCATGCAAACTGAGCCGATACTCTTTGAACACAGACATCGGACGGTCGTCCTCCGTGCGCGTTTTGGGCAGTTCCCACCAAACAAACACTGAATGTTGTTTGTTTTTTTCGCCCTGAAATTCGTTCCAGTTTGTACCTGCGTCTACAAGTTTGTAACAAATTGCATCATGCATACCCTCTGGTACAGGGACATACTCGTAATCGCTGCCACCAGAATCGCTTGCTACTATAGCCATCGCTTTTTTCCTATTGCTCGGTTATAACGGTTTGGAGTATATTGCAAACCTTTGTAAATTCGCAAGCGGGAAAAGTTGATGAGCTTAAAAAATGTGAGAAGCGGTCTGAGCAAAGATATGTCTCGACCGTTGTCGGGCAATCTACGCGAAAGTTTTCTCGATTTCCTGGCTGATCACATGATGGAACCCGACCCGAAAGAGGGGTTGGTCGAGCACGGCAGAGGCAAAGCCTGGAGCGCCTATAACGGTAGAGCGCGTAAGGACAAGGGATGGTATCTGCTGTTCTTGCACCAGGAAAGCCCACTTGGCTTGTGCTTCGACTGGCGAGAAGGTGACGCACCCATAGCGCGCTGGTTTCCAGACGGTCGAGAACAGCTTACCGAGGAAGAACGACAACGTGAGCGTGAGCTGATCGAGCAAGCCCGTGCAGAATACCAAGCAAGGTTGGCAGAGCAGCACCGTGCAAAAGCAAAAGAGTGTCGCAAGATCTGGAAGCACGCCGCAGAGGTCGAAGACCATCCGTACTTACAACGCAAACAAGTGCCCAATCTTGGGCTAAAGTTATCCACAGGCCCAGACTTCGAGGGCTACCTGATCCTGCCCTACAGGGACGAAACCAAGCAGATCGTCACCCTGTCCTACATTCCAGCACAACCCGGCGAACAAAAATGGTGGCACAAAGGCGCGAAGCGCAAGGGCACTTACGCGCTGATTGGCGCAGAACTGCTCAAAGACCCGACTCGCATCAACTATGTCGAGGGCTACGCGACAGGCGCGAGCTGGTTCGAGCATCACAACAAAGAAGAGCCAGTAATAATTACCGGGGACGCCAACGGCATGATCGATGTGTCCAAGCTGTTCGCTGAGTGGTATCCCGACGCAACCCACGTTTTTATTGCGGACAACGACGAAAACGAAACGGGCCAGAAGGCTGCAGAGAAGGGCGCAAACGAAGTCAAGCTGCGCGGTGGCAACGCTGAGGTCATCGTACCCGGTGACACAGGCCAAGATTTCAACGATGTGGTCATCGAGGGTGAGGTCGTCAACAAAGACTTTCGCGAGCAAGCGGTCAGTGTGGACTACACGCGCAACAGCTCAGGGCGCGTCATGCAAACCAAAGAGAATTACGCCTCTCTCT